TTTGCTCGACGAGATTCAACGACTCCGTGAAGCCAACTTCCAACTTCGCGAAGGCGCTGAAGAGTTGAAGCAGCGAATCAAAGAACTCGAAGCCAAAGTGAACGAGTTGAACGACCTCAAGAAATGGTTGGAGGGACGATGAACACCCCCATCGGCCCTGCCGCATTCGTGTTTCGCCACAAGCGAACCAAGCAAATCGTCGTCGTTTCCAACGAGCGGTGGCATGAGTTGTACGACAAAAAAGAGGACTGGGAACACACTACCAGCCTGAACGCTTGTGGTGCTTTGCAGTACATCATCGACGCCAAACCGGCTGAGAGGAAACGATACATCAAGTCACTTACGGAAAAGCCATGAAAAAAGAAAAGATGACGCGAGTCGTCACAATCGATACGCAGCTCCATGACGACCTCAAGGAGTTCTGCAACCGCAACGGACTGAAGATCCAATTTGTCGCTCGGGAGGCGCTAAGGAAGTACATGGAAAGCAAGCACACGACGCAATCAAGTGCTGCCCAATCCGTCTCATCCTGCGCCGCTACCGCCCAGTAGCGAATCGTACCGTGTGGTACGGACAACACCCTTCGGCCACCATGAAGCGGCGGTCGGAGGGACAAATTTCCTAAAACTATGAATCTAAGAGAATACCAACAGAAAGCAGTAGAGTGGGCCAAAACTAGAGATGGCCTGATCATCGCACCGGCAGGCAGCGGCAAGACATGGATTGCTGCGAGCATCATCAAGCACTTTGAGAAAGGACGACCGGGATGGAGGTTTGGATGGCTCGCTCCAACCCGTGAGACATGTCAGCAAGCGCGCACATCGCTCCGCGTTGCCGGTGTACCTGACGAGGTCGTTGAGGTGCGCTGTCCGCATGAGTCAGTGGACTTCAGCAAGAAGGACATACTGATCGTTGACGAAGCGAAGCACAGCCCCGCTGCTGGATGGCGACGCATCATCGAATCCTGTGACGGAGAGCGTTATGGTTTTGACGCCACGCCGTGGAGTGACAACGAGGATCGTAATATTGTCATCAAGGAGCTGTTCAACCAGCGAGTCTACGAAATCAAGCGAAGCGACATCGGTGATTCATTGGCCGACGCTTACCTCGAAATCAGCGATGCCACAGACCTGAACATCCAGCAGAAGATCGACGACAACATCGACCGGCTGTTTACCGCGCGGCGTCGGTACATGCGGATAAGTGACGACGAATTGAAACGCATGTGCGCCTGGGAATCGCTTGTGGACATCGGCATCTGCCAGAACCGCGAGCGAAACCAATACGCCATCAACTACGCGCTGGAGCATCTGGACATGCAGACACTCATCCTCATCCCGCGCATCACGCTGGGCGAGGAGTACGAGCGCCGGATTCCGGGTTCTCGACTCGTTCACTCCAAGATCGGCAAGAAGCAGCGCAAGGCCGCGATGGAGGAATTCAAGGCCGGTAACCTGCGAACCATGATTGCCACCTCTCTGGCCGACGAAGGACTCGATCTTCCGAATGTCGAACTACTCATCATGGTCAGCGGAGGACGGTCATCGCAGAAGACGATTCAGAGGGCGAGTCGCGCATTGCGAAAAACAGATTCCAAAAACTGTGCGACAATCGTTGATTTTTCGGACAAGTTTCATCCCATCGGAGCGTTCCACGCAAAGAAGCGAATGAAATGCTACCGTGAACTAGGTTGCGTATTTCAATGAGCGTTTCAGAAATTACACCGACGGAAAACGTCGTTTTACTCATCGGCGAACTTCGAGGCATCAGCCGTCAGACAGAGACAAAGACAGGAGCCTTGATGGTCCGCCGCGTCATCTCAATCGCCCGTCATTGGACGGATGCAGATGGCAGGTTCCATGAAGACTTCGATGAGTTCGAACTGTCCTCATGGGGGCAGGTTGCGGAGAAGATTCTTGAAATCGGCAATGGCGCGCTGGTGCGTGTCAAAGGCCGTGTGAAGGTGGAGCGTTGGTCGGAAGACGGAGCAACAAAATCAGCGGTTCGCATCGCGGCGGAAAACGTCTCGGTGCTGTGCTATTAAAACTATGAAACAAAACAACAAACCAATCGTAGCGGTCGATCCTGGTGTTGGCGGCGGATTCGCCGTGAACACACCGGAAGGAATAGTCCTGTTCAAAATGCCGGAGTCATTGCCGGACATCTGCGCGCTGATCAATCAGCTCAAGGTGGCCAACTCTGAACTCTGGATTGAGGAGCTTCCGAACTTTGTATCTCCCATGACGAAAAGCTCGTCGATGGCCGTGCTTCACAGAAACCTCGGTCGAGTTGAAGCTGCTGCTTACGCATACGGATACGCTCTTCACAGAGCAGCTCCAAAAGCGTGGCAGGCTCCTCTAGGACTCGGCGGGAAAGCATCGTGCAAGGACTATTCGGAATGGAAACGAAAGCTCAAGACGAAGGCTCAGGAATTGTATCCGCACCTCGACGTCACGCTTCGAAACTGCGATGCCCTGCTGATCCTCCACTACGCACTGGGAGGCGGTAGATGATTCGCAGGATGAATCGGCCACCGTCGCCGGAGGAGCTGAAGCAAATGCTCATCGCCGCGTTCGCGATGGGCGTCGTCATCACCAGCGCGTACTTCATCCTATTCGTCATCAAATGAGCGAGAATGAGATAGACGACCTCAAGAATGAGCTGATCGATTTCCGATGGATTTCCAAGGAGTTAGCAAAAGCCCTTGGCTGCGGATGCACAATCGGAGGAGACTTCGACCTGTGCATGGACTGCGCCGACACACAGAAAGCATACAAAACACTACTAAAAACCTATGAGCCTAAATACGAGCAAGATAGTAAGAATCGCCGATGCCGATGAATCAACGCCACGCATCGACTTCGCGTACATCGACAAGAAGTACAAGGAGTGGCTTGTCCGCCGTGGATTCGCCAGCGAAGAACAAACCGAACTTGGCATGCGACGCTCGAACAGTCGTCGCGGTCGTGCTATCAAACGAAACACCGACTCCGATGAAAGCATCTGAAATATCCCGAGAACAACTCTTGAAGGAAGCTCCGCGACTCATCGACTATGCAATTCTTCGCGGGTGGATGAGTAAACCGGCAAAGCCAAAACGCAGCGTGGATGGCGGATGGCAGGCGGCTGGTGTAGGCCACCTCGACGATGCTTCCGAAGATGAAATACAAGAACTCAGGAAACAGCTCGGTGGAGGTTGAGGTGCTTTCCGATGACGTAGAAATACGGATCGGAGAAACCAAATGGTCCGGCGTGGTTTACATGCGGGAAGGTAAGCGAAAGCTCTACGTCCGAACAAAGGCTGAATTCAATGCCAAGTTCGTGCTGATAGATGCGAAGCCCTGATCATTACATCGCCGCACAAGAGCAGCTCTTTGCGAAGTTTCAGTCTCGCTCCATAGCCATCCAGCATTGGAGCAAGTACCTGATGACACCCAAAGAGCTGGCTCTCCTTTTCAGAAAGTTAGAGAAATCAAATTCTGTTCTTCAGGAAATCGCCAGGACCGATCTTGGCAAGTCTGGAGAACTCGCGCGAAAACAACTTGGAATCCAATGAGCAATTCAAATATCGACCGTGCAAGAGCATGGCTTCGTAACACCCCCGGTGCCATCAGCGGACAGGGAGGTCATAACGCAACCTTCGCAGTAGCCACAGCTCTAGTGCATGGCTTTGAGCTGTCGCGAGGATCGTCTGAAGCACTGCTCGCCGAGTACAACGAGAAATGCGTCCCGCCGTGGAATGCCATTGAATTGGCCCACAAGGTGAATCAGGCGATGAACGTAGCGCACGACAAGCCGAAGGGATGGCTTCTCTCAGCTCAGAGCGGGACGCCCGTATCAACGACCGGCAAGTTCGTCGTGCAGAAGATTCAGCAAGTACCCGAACCTCCTTCTCCACTAACGACAGCAGACCTTCTCAAAGCCTGCTTCGAGCCGGATGAAGTTGTCTGCATCTGCAATGACATCGTAAGCGATGAGGAAGGACGCAGTAGGCCAAACTCCAAGGGTACATTCCTCAAGCGCGACGAATGGATAAAGCATCACTTCACGCCGCCGATTAGTTCCATGTGGAACAGTCCTGATAGCCGTGGCGCGTATGTCAGAGTTAATCCATGTCTCGATGAAAGCGGATCGGATTCCGGCGTAGCATCATTCCGCCATGTCCTCGTTGAGATGGATGAGAAGACGAAGGATGAGCAATGGACGATTCTCAAAGAATCCAAATTGCCACTGTCCGTCGTCATCGATTCCGGCGGAAAGAGTCTGCACGGCTGGGTGCGCGTGGATGCGGCGAACAAGGAGGAATGGGGAGAGCGTCGCGACGTTGTGTATCGCCAGCTAGAGGCTCTTGGCATCGATCCGAAGAATAAGAATGCGAGCAGGTTCAGTCGTCTTGCCGGTGTGATGCGCGATGGCAAGGAGCAGAAGCTGTTGGCCATCAATGTCGGTTCTGTGAATTGGGATGCGTTCACGGACTATCTAGAGTCTCAGGACATGCCGCAGGAGTTTACGCTCCAGAGCATCATCGATTACGATCCTGAGAATGATCCTGACAATCTAATCGGTGACAGATGGCTGCGTCGCGGATCGTCGCTTCTATTCGTCGGTCAGAGCGGATGCGGCAAAAGCTCGATGGCGTTCTACCAGGGTCTGTGCTGGGCGAGGGGAGCGGCTTGGTTTGGGGTGCAGCCGGTACGACCGCTCAAGATAGCGTACATCCAAGCCGAGAACGACATCGCCGATCAGCATGACAGTCTCAAAGGCGCAGCAATGTCGGTCTATGGCCAACACGGATGGCAGGAAGGTCTTCGCCAAGCTGGCATGCTGTTCTTCCGCGAGACAGTCAGGACGGGTGCAGATTTCGCGACAATGCTTCGCAGGCTCGTTCGCAAGACGAAAGCTGACATCGTCTACATCGATCCGCTGCTCTCCTACATGGGTGGTAATCCTGCGGACATCGAGGTCTGCGCCAACTTCACGCGGCATCTGCTCCAGCCAATTATGATGGAGACGGGAGTTGTCCTGGTGCTGGTGCATCACTTCCCGAAGCCGAAAGGTAAGGACGACAAGCCTGAGAGCGTGGCAGATTTGGCCTACTCAGGATTCGGAAGCTCCGACCTGACGAACTGGGCGAGAGAGGTGATTGTGATGAAGGAGCTTGGCTTTAATCATCCACGACGTTTCATGCTCGGCATGGCCAAGAGAGCGGACCGCGCTGGATTGAGAGACAAGGAGGACAAGAAGGTCGGCTCGATCATCATCCAGCGCGGCGTTGGAACCATCTCATGGACTCACGCGGAGCCAGAGAAGTTCGTCGTCGATAAGGCTTCCGCGAAGAAACGACCTAGGCGTTAGCCTTCTCGCGTTCAGCGCGGCGACGACCTTTCGCGGCGAGCGATTGGAACTTCGCCTTGCCGAGCTTCTTACGTCCGATGTAAGCAGCCAAAGCGCGAGGCTCTCTAACGCCCTTCTTCTCAAGGCTGCTGATGAGCTTCTCGTAACGTCCGCCACCGCCAAGTTTCATCTTATCCATAAAATCACCATGCTTTGCAACTCCAGTGCCGAGGAGTCGTTTTATCGGTTGCCGTCGCGCAGTTATGCCGCGCGCGGAAATTCTTGCGACGCTCAGGATTCGACTTCTTGATCGTCATGTTGGCGTCTCCAAAGCGAACCTTGATGACGTTTCCGTTGTCGTTTTTGACGTAGACCGCACTCTTCTTCCGTTCTCCCGGCGTGTAGAAGGGCTTGTTCAGCGTCACCTTCTTGCCCTGATAGGTATTACCTTTCTTGGATAGGGAGGTTTTCATTAGAAGCGTCGAACTGAAGCAGGAGGAATCTGGGGACGTTCAGCTTCCTTACGCTCATCGTTTCTCATTTTCAAACGATCAGCTTCAAGCGTAAGAATCTTGGGCCAGCGACGGTTAAACGCATCCATCTGATCCTTTGCAACCTGATCGATTGGTTTTGTAACCGTTGCAAGGTAATCTGGATTTCTGAGAACCCTGCCGATGGCGGCAGCTCCAGTTACGGCGGCAAGATTGGACAACGCCATTCGTCCATACATGTTTGCACCAAGAGTTGATGCAACCGCAGATGTCAGAGCAGGTATGAGTTTGCTCTTAACTAGACTGTCTTTCTCGATGACAACAGAAAGCTGATCAGCAATCTTGTTCATCTGATCGACTCCAGACTTTCCGAACGCCTCAACAATGAGCGGATTGTACTGACCAGAAATCAGCTCCCGCATTTTGTTGATGTTAACCTGCTTTTTACCTGCATCCAGAGATTCCCTGAAAAGGTTGCCAACAACCAAATTCTGAACGTCGCCAACAAGATCAGGCCTTTCGTTCCGCATGACATTCATAAACTCTTGAACGACATACCGCTGTTGCTTGCCATAATCAGTTGTCAAAAACCTGACCACATCTTCCGGCTGAACTTGATTGGCAGAAAGTCTTCCAGTCTTGGTGGCGTCCAAAACCATCTTCTGGAAGTCAGTCGCCTCCTTGGATGCTTGCTGAACGTAAAGCTGAAGATCTTTGGCCAACCTACCGGAGTCTGGGTTCGACAGAATCAATTTGATCTGCTCGTCATCCAGTTTGATTGGCAATTTTCCGTTTACAGCACTTTTAAGATCGGTCAAAGCGGCTGCTATTTGCTCCGTCCTTGCATCCATCTGCTTAAGTTCTTTGCCAAGATAAGGCTTGGGTTGTTCAAGCCGCTGAATTTCTCCCCTGACTGATTTCAGCTTCTTTTCGTTTTCTTGAAACAATTTTACAGCAGCCTTATCATCTTCTGCAATCCTTCCCTCAAATTCCTTAGACTTGGCAACTAAGTCGTTTTTCTGAGTAGTTAGATTGGCCTTTTTATCAATCAAATCCTTGTAACGAGTTGCAACATCGTGAATTTCAGAAAGCTGCGGAAAAAACTCGTTTGCAACTTCTCCGGTCAGTTGACTTCCCTTGCCCATTTTTGCTTCCGTCAGCAAAGACAGAAACTCTTCCGGCGTTTGGCCAACCTTGCGTAGTTTGTTGTAAACAAAGTCTTGAAGAAGAGGCTTGAACGTGGGTTCCCACTCAGAACCTGCCACTTTCTTCATTACCTCCAACGCTTCACCTCCGCGAGTTCCAAGTAGACTCAGTACCGCTGAAGGACGTCCCCCTCCCTCGCCAACAT